CACATCATATATTTCTTTTCTTGCGTATGTTTGCTTTACCTTATCGCAAAATATTTTTAAATTACTCTCATCTACATCCATTAAAGTTAAATCCTCAATGTATGATAGTCCCCCAAAGTTCTCAATTTCCTCTTTAGCCTTTTTATCAGTTATTACTTCCATTACTGCAAGTGCTGTTGGTTTCATACCTTTTGAATAAAGATACATCATTGAAGTAAATATATGTCTGTGTGTTGGTATAGTGAAGTGTTGAGAAGATACTTCTGCATTTTCCACCTCAACTAATTTATCTGGTTTGTTTAAACATATACTTAATAATGAACGTTCAGAGGTAGGATTGTTTATTATATGTACCATATCCTAACCACCTCTTTCTTAGTCAAATATACTTGTATCGACCTTTATTTCCCTTTCTTTCATTTTATCTTTGTTGCTTATTTGAGATAAACCATAGTCATTAAACTTAGCTTTATCAATAGCTTCTTCCCTTTTTTCTTGTTTCTTTTTGTGTTTTAGCATAGTTGTTACTTTGCTTATTTCGTAACTTATATAACCAAACGAATAAATTCCTCTTTCTGGTTGATGTGAAGTACAGTATTCTATCGTTTCTTTTATCTCATCATATGTATATCCGGCATTTAAAAGTGATTTAGCTCCCTTAATAGCTATCATTATATCTCGATTAGTAAATCTAAGACCTGTTTTATCGTAAAAAAGAAGGACAAGCTCTTTTGCACTTGTCCCTATTGATTTATTACTCACGAATTAAAGACCTATCTTTTCGTCCTCATCACTCTTATTACCGAATACTTCATCTGGTGTACTTCCACTCATTAACTGTAATACTTGTTCTCTTGTTGGAACTTTGAATACTTCTTCAAATGCTTTTAAATCTTTAACCATTTCAAGTTGTTCTTCGTTTAGTTCTATTGGTGACATTGGCATTAATGTATAAGTAACATCTGTTGAACCTGCATTTTGAGTCTTTACTTTTATGTTGTAGTTTCTTATATCCCCTATTTCTTCGTGTAAAGCTCTAAGTTGTGTAAAGAATGTTTTACCTTGCTCTAATATCTCAACCTTTCCAGTAGTTAAGTTAAGTACGTGCATAGCAAACTTTCTATTACTTGTATAAGCAGGTCTTGCTCCTGCACTCTTTGAAGCCTTTATAGACTCACATACCGGGCAAGTAGCTCCTAAACAAGATATATTTCTTTTTGCAGTATTTATCCAATGTGCCCATCTAACGAATGGTGACTCGTCTAAAAATCTTAATTCAGTTATTCCGTTTTGTAATTTTGTAAATTCAGTTTTAGTTGTCATTGTTGGTTGAGCTTCATCTAATACTTCCCAACCAAATTGTTTTAAGTTCATCTTTTCCACGTTTAATTTTCTCATTATTCTTTCTCCTTCAACACTAAATTAATAAAATTATTTACATCAAACCCACACGTTTCCCTATTTTTTGTAGAGTTGTTCACTTTTGTTTTGATAAACTCATTTTCAGTATTTGCTAAATATGTAATTATATTTATTTGTTCACTTTCATTATACTTCAATTTAAGGAAATCTTCAATAGTTTTAAAGTGTATGGGTGTTGCTAATCTGTTAATTCTATGGAACTCATCAAGTTTATGATTTTTACCTATTAAACCTCTTGAACATATAAGTGATGCGTCAAGAGTTCTTAAATAATGTTCTGCATTATCTAATATATATAAAGCTCCATAGACTCTATTATATTTCTTTGAAGATACAAGTGTGTTATCTTCTATTGCGATATATCTTCCACATATATCATACATTAAAGCGTTATCAATATATGCGAAAGATATAAATTCCAAAGGTAATCTTAGTTTCTTTTGGTAGTTCTCATCAAGAAGCTCATTATATAGAAACAAGAGCTGTTTCATTTACTTCTTCCTCTTGTTCTTCATATTTTGATTGAACTCTTTCTAAACTTGTAAGAGCTTGTTTTGCGTCTTTTAACAATTCTTTTTGAGATTTTATTTCTTCTTCCATTCTGTTTATTATTATTTCCTTTTCTACAACCATTTCTCTTAATTCTTCTACTTGTTTTCTAAACATTTTATACATTCTCCTTTAATCTTCTTTTAATTTCAATTAGTTCTAACATTTTCTGGTGTGGTAATCTCATTTGAATACCTACAAGTTGCAACCACTTATTTATCGTGTTGTAATGCACGTTAAGTTCTTTTGCAATATCTCTTATATTTTTTTCTTCTTCTATATATAACCTATGAAGGAGAGTTTCAAGTTCCTCTCCTTTTGTAAGTTCTATATACTTCATTGATATAGTTTTGTTACATATCTTTTTCAAAATAGAATTTCCCCCACTTTTGTGTAAATTGTACTGAACTTGCTAAATCCTCTATTAGCTCATTGTATTGTAACTCTCCATTTAAAAATCCAAGCATTGCCCAGATAGCTTTTGATACTACTGCAAGTGAAGTTGCTACTAATGTTTGAGATACTCCACAAGCTGATACTTCTGCTTCGCTATCATCATATAAAGTAGCTTCATATTCTCTTGTTTGTACTTCGTCTTTTGGGTCTATTGCATAAATTCTAAACCCACGTAAATCAGATCGAGTTTCTATCATTAATTTTATGTTTGGATTATTCTTTATAGATTTTAAATATATATCTTTACGTGAACGCATAGTATCTGTAAGTACAAAAACTATACCACTTAATGGCTCTCCACCTTCAAGTTTTGTATCTCTAGCTTTTATCTTAAAACCAGTAAATAAATTTATTAAATTACGCATAGATTTTGCCTTATTTTTACCTATATCACGTAATGTAAAGCATTGATTTGGTAAGTTGTGCATACCTACCTCATCAAAATCGTATAAAGTTATGTTTTCTATACCCATTTTAGCTAATGACATAGCCATCCAACTACCAACTGTACCTGCTCCTATTATATGAACTGGCTCTTTAAACTCACTTGGGTCTAATATATTTATTTGTCTTGAGTAATCATTTTGTATTGTGTTTTGCATTTTATTGTACCTCTCCTTCTAATTCGCATAAATAATTAACATATCCTTGATAATTTACGTAAACATACTCGTAAATTAACGCTTCAACTTCTAATAACACATCATAATCTTCTAAATTTGTTATATAAAAGTCCTCTAAAGCTCCACCATTTTCCATATGGTAGTATATTTCATACACTTCTTCTTTTGAAAGTGTATCAAAAACGTCACAAGCTCTATCTTCTACGCTTATTTTTTCGTTTTTTTCTTTTTTTTTACTGTCTTTAGTGAAATAACTTGAATTATATGACTCATAATCGTAATTATCCCACCAACTACTTGTGTTATAAGTGTTATAACTCTTAGTGTAAGTGAAAGTTTTCTCTTTAACTTTATCTTTTATCTCTAATTTTATAGCTTCTTTCTCTTGATTTGATAAATTAAACCTTTCATTTAACACATTTTGAAGTGATTTTATCTTTTCTTCTATTGAATTTTTAAAATTCTCATCTTCTTCTGTGTATAAAATCTCGTATTTTAGTTCTTCGTAGATAATTCCACTTGTATAATCGTATAAATCAAGCCTTACACTACCTTTTTTATTACAAATCATACGTACAAAGAAGTCATAACCACAACTTTCAAAGGTTTCTATCTGTTTATCGTCTTGTGAAGATGGATTAGTACCCATATTTACGTGAGAATGTCCCCAAAGTTTCATATTATTCCATATTTCAACTCCATTTGGCTCACTCATAAGCTCCATAGCGAACTCATTTAGTCCTTCTGGTGTTATTTCAGTAGTAGTTGAGTGTACTTCTTGTCTAAATAAGAACACATCATCTATATAAAACTCTAAACCTTCTCTTATAACAGTACCTAACCATCCTATTTCTTTATCTATTCCATTAACATATTCAAATATTTTGTTAAATGCGTTGTTTGTTATGTATATTTTAGGTTGTTTACTTTGCATTAATTTGATTTTCATTACTTATAACCTCTCTTAACTCTTTATTTATTTCATCAAGCATAATATTATCTCGTTCTAATTTCTTTATATACTCATAATCGTGATTTGGATTAAAGCATATATGGTATATTTCATTTACTAAATCAGTTGTCATTACTCCTAAAAAGATACCACTTATAAAAAGCAGTATCTTTGTGTTGTTTTTACTATTCATTTGTTACTTCTTCTTCCTCCTTACAGTTACTACACACTACATTAGCTCCAACTTCGTGTTCTTCTCTACAATTGTAGCAATATCTTTCTTCACATAAATCACAATGGAATGTATCTGGCTTTTCCATAACCTCTCCACATTCATAACAAGCTGCAAAGTTCTCATCATAACAATCTCCACAATAATGCTCTCCATTATATGTTTCAAATTCTCCACACTCTTTACAACTTCTTGTTCCACATTCAGAACAAGTTATTATTTCTTCGTTTTTATATGTGTTTCCACAATCATCACAAACTGTGAATTTTTCTTCGTAACAATGTTCGCAATATACTTCTCCGTTTATGTGAGTTACACAATCATTACAGAAGCTATTTCCACATTCTTTACATTCGTTCCATTTTTCATTATGATAATATTCTCCACATTCTTCACAAGT